TTCGAGGCACTCATCGCTATGAAGGATATGGATATTACTCCTATGAGTGCCATGTTAGATGTACTCAATAGTGAGAGGTATTCTAAAATTCAAGTAGAATAAGAGACTAGGACGTCTCTTATAATGTAAGGCGCTTGCAGCAATCTTAATGCAATGATCTTTTAAATCATCCAAGCAATAAGGCGTCTTGTGAGTTAGGCACTAACAGCAATTTTTATTTCTATGGGTATGAGAAAGAAGAAATGTGCCTAGGTGGTTTAATATATGAAAGGAGGATATCCTAATGTATCATCTTGATGAGATGGCAAGGATAGGTAAACTAGGGAATTATGATGTAGTCGTCTATACAGATGATGCCGGTATGATTCCACATTTTCATATTTTATCAAAAGATAAGATATTTGATTGTTGTATTAAGATTGAGACTGCAGAATATTTTCATCATAATCGTCATAATGATGTTTTAAATAGTAAAGAGAGAAAAGATCTAATGGCTCTTTTGCAGTCAAAGAGTAAGAGATTTAATATGACCAATTGGGAGTATCTTTTGAAACTCTGGAATGATAATAATTCAGATGTCGAGGTGTCAGAAGATTTACCTCTACCAGACTATCGGACTATGAAAGAGTCTACGATACGAGAGGTTATAGTTGATTCTATTAATTAATCTATGCTCCTATAGCTCAGTAGGTGGTAGCAACTGACTGTTAATCAGTAGGTCCTAGGTTCGAGTCCTAGTGGGAGCGCCATTAAACCTCTTGCACTGGAGATTGATCGCCACAGGTCGGAGAATCAATCTGAGAAGGTAGCAAGTAAAATCCTATGCTTGTTTCACGGAGGAGGTTATCACCTGAGATCTTGTGAGACCCGTTGTGTATAGGAGAGTAGGGTTTACATTCATGAGGTTTACCTACATTATGCAGGTGTGATGTAATGGTAGCATGATAGCCTTCCAAGCTGTTCGTGTGGGTTCAAATCCCATCACTTGCTCCAATTTTAATTATGAAAGGTAGTGTATCTATGAAAGACAATGTTAAACTGTCCTCTCCTTGGATTAGGCTTCATCATGAGTTTGAAGCCATGTTTGGGAAAGATCCTGATATCAAGGTAGTGTCTGACCCTGATGATCATAGTATCACTCTTTTTGTATCTGATGAGGATAAAGCTGATGCTCTATCTAGCCTTCTTCCTGATAAGAAGATTTTCGGTAATGTCATAGTCTATATCAATGTTGTACCTGCTAATGAGGATATTGAGACTATCCTTTCTATCTTTAATAGAGCATTTTCAGGTAATCCTGTATTTGCTTATAGTAAGTCTGTTGATGACCCTGCTAGTTT